CCGAAATCATCGGGAGGCCCGCATTTTGGTCAATTGAGTTTGTCGCAAGTAAGACCGTGATGCAGATAAGCGCAACGAGGAGAATGAGCGCTTTGGGAGGGTTTGAGATAATCACGGTCGTTTATGCTTTTCGGTATCCATAGACGGTAATTGTTCCGCCCGTAAGCGTTCCAGAGCCGGGGATAATGTTAAACGCCGTAAAACTTGTCGCGCTTGAGTTTATGCCGCTACTTTGCCCACAATCTGCTGTAACCACCCAACCGGCGCTGTGATAAGCGGTTGGTACTGCTGCAAATGGGTTGAGTATGTCAAACGATAATGCAACACTTGTTGTTGAGGCATAACCAACATAACTCCATTTTATGGCGGCGTTGTCTGCTGCTCCAACTACTGTGCCTGTGCCGGTTTGTACGCGTATTAAACCTGAGTAATACCCTGTAACTACGGCACCTAAAGTCATACCAAGTGACGCGTTTGCGCTGCTAGTTCCGCCGTTGTACACAATTCGGTAGTTGTCGTAGGTCGCACTAAACGCGCTAGGAACGGCAACTGTTGAAACTGCGCTGCCAACGGTAACGCTGGTGATATACACAAGGCCGCTGTTTATGTTGTTATTGACGTACGCGCTGGTCAATACTTGTCCTGATACTGTTGCGGTGCTGACTGTCATTTTGTCTCCTTTAGAAACTTAGTAGGTTGTTGTCGAGGGTTCCCCAGAACGAATCGTCAAGGGTAAAGAATCCAAGTTGGTCCGTACTCTCAAAATTGTACGAGACAAGGTGACTTGTTGGGGTGATGTTGTGCGAAATGCCCGAAACCATTAGGACTTGGGTGCTCGAGGACGGCGCACCCGTCACAAAGTTTTTAACAACCGTCGCAATTGACGTGAGGTCAAGGTTGAGCGCGGTGTTTTGATTGGCGGTTGTCAATGCGCCAAGTTCGGTTGTAAGGCCGGTAAAACGCAAAACGGGCGTTGCATACTTGCCCAAAAGGTAACTTCCAAGACTTGCAACCTCGGCGGTTGTTGAATTGAGGAGGTTAACGTCCGAGTAGGTCTGAGTTTGGTTTTGCGCAATAGACGTTGCGTTGCTAGTTGTCTGTACTCCACCGGCGGGGCTCTGGGTGATTATGTAATTATATAAAAGAGTGTCACCAAATTGGTTTTCAAGCGTCTGGAATGCAAGACCCGTTCCGTCACCGTTAAATGTTGCAGCCGACGCGGTAAGTACCGTCCCTCGACCTTTCCAAGTAAACGTCCCATTAGCGGCCATATAGACTTGACCTTGCTCCGATTGGGTGATTTGCTGAATGTAATTGAGTAAGTTCGTATCTTGAGCAATACTGAAATCGGCAGACGCCGCGGTCCCTCCAAGCGTTGAACTGCCGTTCGAGACGCTTCGAGCGCCTTGGTAGTTGACCTCGGAATATGCAAGAACGGTGTTGATTCGCGTACTTGTCGACTCGGCGGTCGTGGTGTGCGCGTCAAGTTGGAGGTTTGCAAAAACGGTAAAATTGTCCGAGCATTGTGCAAACATTAGGTCGTTGTTTGCTAAATCATAGTCAAGATTCCAACTTGTAATGAGTCCGGTATAAATTGCAATTCCGTTTGCATTGATAATAATTGGCAACCGAGGTTGAATGCCCGTTGTACCTGTGGAGGGTGAGCCAATCCAATATGGCGATGACGTGTTGAGCGGGTCTAGGGACCGTTCTTTGTTCCAGAATGTCACGGTTGCTTGACCCGATGTAAACTCTTGCAATTGTCGAGAACGACCGCGGCCGATGTTTATATTTTGAACCAAACTCGTCAAGTCAACAAAAGTGATTCCGCCGAGTGTGCCTCGACCTAACGTGTCAAGGACGCCGTTGACAGTGTCGTCAAGGATAAACGGTTGCCCAAACCCAATTGTTGATTGAAACCCGACGAGGACTTGGATGACGGGTTGAGTCATACGCCCAAGAAAACTTTCCCGCCGGTACGCTGGGCCGCCAAAATTAAATCAACAATTTGTTGCCCAATTTGACTCGGGGTTGCCACCACGCCCGCGCTCACGTTGACCGTGATTCCTTTAGCCGCATTTAGATTTTGCTGAGCGGTGTTCACGCCGCCGCCAAAAAACGCCGTTGACGAACTCAATCCAAGTTGGTTTGCTGCACCGGCAAGACCCCCCAACGCTTCTTGAAATTGTCCGAACACTCCCGGTATTAGAATCATCTCAGCGGTAACTGCGGAGCCCGCAACGGGTCCAAGGTTTAAGAGTTGAGCAAGACCGTCGGGACCCAAACCGTACCCAACAAGGGTTGAGAGATTGGCGGCAAATTGCTTGGCCATTGTGACTTGCTTGGCAAACTCGCCCGTTGTCGTCATTGACGCTTTTTTTGTCTGAGCCGCCGTCAAATTGGTTTCGGCATCCGCGACGCCCTGAATCGCCTTGGCGAGATTGTCCGCATCATCAGACTGCTGAGCCGTGTTGAGCGCCTCATACGCCATTTGGCGGGCCTGTAGCGCGGTCGTGACGGCATCGGCGGCGGTTGCATTGGTGTCAAATGCCTCGCGGAGGCTGACCATACCGGACAACTCGCCCGACGTGCTTTTGGCAAAATCTGCCATTTCTGCCCGAGCCTCTTTGAGCGCGTCTCGATATTTCTCAATGGACTTTTTTGATTTGTTCTCAAGAGTTTTGGAGAAATCTTTTGTTGAGGTGTCCGCGGACTTTGTGCCGGTCTTGACTTTGTCAAGAACCTTGACCGTATCGGCGGCGGCAATGTTGTTGGCAATGTAGGTTTCGCGCAACCGATTAAATCGAGCCGCCTCAGCGTCAACGGCCTCCGTCACGTCGTTAGACGTTTTCGTGTGGTCCTTTGTCAAGAAATTAAAAATCTTGAATTCATTGGTTGACTTGAAAATTGTTTCCGCAAGGTTTAAGAATGCAGCGCCCAGACCGCCCGTCGGACCCTCTGCCTTTTTGGTTTGAGTGACGAATTTGCTTAATTCGTTTGTCCCGATTGAAATGTTGGTTGCAAATTGTGCGAGCGGATGCAAAACCAAATAACCGATTGATTCTTCAAGTTCACCGACCGCGATGCTAAGTTTTTTGAATCCGCCAGACGCGCTATTGGCTGCCGATTGGCTCATCCCAGCGAACGATGTTTGGAGACCAATGAGCACTCCGTCAAGGTCTTTTGCTTTGACCGCGTTTTGGTCAAGCGGAACTCCTAATTTGCTGAGTGCTCCAAAATTTCCATTGACCGCTTTTGACAAACTCAAAGAAACGGTCGTGAGGTCCTTGGTTGCTCGAATAAGGTTTCCAAGTGCCGGGCGCAATTCGTCGTCCGTCACCGCGGCGCTCATTTGAGTTTTGGCAATAAAATCCTCAACCGATTTGATTTGATTATCGGTTGCGTCGGTGTTTGCGCGGATAGTTTGCTCAAGCAGATTGACGGACTTTTCGTCATCGGCTGCGGCCTTGACCATTCGACTTAGTTCGGCGGTGACCGCACCAATTGAAATTGCACTCTTGAGCGAGTTAGTGCCAATACCGGCAATGGATTTGTTAGCGGCGTCGGCTCCGGTCTTGTTGTACTCGGTGAGAATGTCGACGATGATTGCCACGGGTTAGCCTCGCTTCAATAAACTTTTGTTGGTTTTTTGCTCAATGATTTTGACTTGAGTTTTGACGTAGGAGGTGAGTGCCGGGAGGTGAGATTCTGCACCCGGCCACATATAACGCGACGGGCCTTTCTTGCCTCGCCGGTCGCCGTCCTTGTGCGGAACATCCACGCCCTCAAGGTTTGGAACAAACGTCTTTGATTTGCCCGAATTGCGCGAACCCGCCACGTCGTAAATTGCTCCGGCGGCGTTGCTCTGGATAATTGAAAACATCGCGTAATTCTGACGGCTCGCCTTTTTCTTTTTCTTGCTCGGTCCGCCGGTCTTGAATCGAACTCCCGCTTTAACGCGAGAGAAATTCCAACGCGTTGAATCACCGCGGTCCTTAATCAAAACGCTATTTGCCATTGAATTGAGCGGGTTACCGTCTGGGTCAAGGTTGGTCAAGTATTGCCGAACCGCTTGGATTGCGGGTTTTGCTTCACGTCGGATATTGGCGTTGATTTGCTTGACCGTCTCGGGCTCAACCTTTTTGAGAATTGCGAGCGCCTCCGTGAGTCCGTGGACTTGTGCGGATGACTTGGCGCTCATTTTTTCCTATCAATAATTGCTTGGTTGAGAGTGTTTGCAAGTGTCAACGGCATTTGGATAATTTCCGAATATGGAATCCCGTTGAGGATTAGTCCGGCAATGACTCCGTGGATACCGTCACGCCAAAAGGGAGACGTTCGACCTTGTACGAGATACCTTTCACCTCGTCTTTAAATTTTTCAATGTTCGTCACGCGGCCCAATTGCTTATGAGACAAATACGCCAGAGTGACGAGATATTCCATTGAGAGGTTTTCGTCAATTGCCTTGATAATCGAAACGGTGTGCAACCGTTCAAACTCCAACAATGACGAAACCGTCAAACAAATTTCGTGTTCGCTGCCATCGACGAGCACCGTCGCGATAAACAACTCAAACATTAGACGATTGCTGAGGTGTAGAGGCCACCTTGAAACGAGATTGCCCCGGTAGAGGCAAGGTCGCCCACGGCGCCAGAAATCGGACTTAGTGAGGACATTAGCGTCGAGGTTAGTTGTAGAGTCGGATTCGTCGCACCTACTGCGGCCGAGGTGGGGCGCATAATCACCGTGGTCGGGGTTCCGACGAGGGTGTTGAGCGTTGCCCAGACCTTAGAGGCCGCGAAATCTTGGTTGAACGTAATCGTTGCGGAGTTATTTTCGATGCCACCGATAAACGAGTGTCCGTTAGTGCTCGTTGCCGAAAAGGCCGTTGATTCAACGGCGTCAACCGCTTGAACGAACTCGACCGAGGTGACGTATCCGCTGAGGTCAATCGCGTTGACTGAGCAGAAAATATCCTTATTGACGTAGATTGCCATTTGTTATTCCTTTTCTTGTTTGGGTTGGTGTGCCGGTGCAATATGCCCCGAGTTAATAAGAG